GGCGGGCTTCGTGTTCAGCGGCTTCGAAAGCACCATCCCGCAAGGCCAGATCGCGTCGATCGGCGTGCTCATCACCGCCCTCGACCTGGTCTGCTCCAAGCCATCGTCCGGCGCCTACATCACCGGCCTTGCAAGCCCCGCATGGCCGAACGTTCCCGGCCCGCCCGCCGTCATCTAAGGAGAATTCGCAATGGTTATGCCGTTTGGCGGCCCTGGCATCACGCCGTCTTCGCGCGGTCTGCCCAGCTCGGTTCAGACGTTGTCGCCCGGTTCCACGATGCTGGTGCCGGCCGGATCGTGGTCGCTCGATACCGGCCTCTACGCGACGGTGGAACGCTTCGACCCGATCACCGGTATCTGGCGCCGCGCCGGCGATCAGGGGCGCGGGCAGAATTTCGTTATCTCGGACGGTGTCAATCAGCGCATCGCGAACCGCACGGGCTGCGCGGTCGGGGCGGTGCTGACCAACGCCGGCACCGGCTACACCTCCGCCCCGACCGTTACGCCATCCGCCGGCGCGTCGACGTGGGTGCCGGTGATGGGCGCCCTGGTCAGCACAACCGTCACGGTCGCCACCGGCGGCAGCAATTACGTCTTTGCCCCGATCGTGCAAATCGGTTCGCCTTCGTTCCCTGGCATCCAGGCCAGCGGCGTTGCCACGATATCGGGCGGCGCGGTCACTGGTGTAACAATCACCAACCAGGGCGGCGGCTACATCGCCACCCCGACCATCAACCTGGTCAACGATCCGCGTGACACCACCGGCAATGGCGCGACCGCAGTCCTCTCGCTGACCGGTTCGGGGACCGTCAACGGCGTGCTCTGCACCGACATGGGCAATGTGCTCACCGCGGTTCCGACCCTGGCCTTCACCGGCGGCGGCGGTGCCTCGGCCGCCGCGACCGTGGTCATGGACTTCTCGTTGACCGGTTATACCGTGGGCACCGCCGGCGCCGTTGTCGCCGCACCCGTGCAGCTCTGGGGCATCCCAGCGGTGACCGCCGGCGCGGCGGCTTACACCAACCCGCATATTCAGACCGGGCTGGTGAACATGCGCCAGGGCAACATTATCGGCGCCGTGTCGGCTGGCGCGCTGACCGCAACCGGTCTGATTGTCCAGGACGGCGGGCATTATGAGACTGTTCCGTCGATGATGATTGTTCAGTCTGGTGTCGCGACCACCTTCCCGATCGCCACCGCGACGGTGGGGGGACAAACCGCCACATTCCTGATGCTGGCGGTCTAGCAGGTGTGGGGCAGAAAGCTGCGCGAGGGCTAGGAAGAGTACATTCCGATGGCCAGCGCGCGCTTTCGCTCCAGCGCGGTCCCCGATCCTTGGTACAGCAACCGCGCCACCTGGACCGCAAGGGCACTGTTCGTCTGGACCGCAAATGTGCTCCCGTTGCCGCGAATTCGCGGTGTCTTACCGCCGCAATTTACACCAATGAAACAGGCAAATTGGGTCATCAAGGGGATGCTTCCGCACAAGCTGAGACCTGGGTAACTCCATCGGCCGCGCGTGACTTTGTATCCCAGCCACCCGTCTCCATCGACAACGCCACGCCAAAAGTCTCTGTCCATTTCGAGGTCTTGGCATCTTGCCGAGAGGGTCTTGCGCGGCACAACGCCGTATTGCGAGAGATCGGCCACAATCTGAGTCGAGGTCGCGGCAAACGCGCAGCACGTGACGCCATTGCGCGTCGTGGTGCATATTTTGTAGTGCGCCTGCAAGAATGCCCGAAAAGCTTCCAAGTGGTTCCGGTCACGTTCGCCAAGGAACAGACCGACCCTGTTCTTGAATATCGACCCGTCCGCCATCAAGAACCCAACCCAATACGCGGACTCAGGTGTGATTTCAGCGAAGGCGGCGTGGTTCATCGGCAAATGGTTTTTGACGACGGGATTGCGTCTTTCAGCGCCGCGGCGTCTCGCGATCTTACAGATGACGGATGTTCCAACTCCGAATTCCTGCGCGAGAGACCGGATGTTCCCACCCGCGATGTAGCGCGCCGTCAAATCGGCCTTCTGCTCGGCCGTCAATCTCCACAAAGGGTGTCGGGAGTACAGCAGCGGCCGGTGCGTCACATCAACCACGGCGGGCTCCCATTGGTTTCGATGAAAGGATATGTGTCATCGGCCAGAGCATAAACTGGTACGTCTCGGATGCTGCCTCGCTCATGCGCGACAACGGCTTTCAATTCACGTCGCAAGCGAGGCTGACGCGCTGGGTTAACGCCGGCCGTCAGCAGGTTGCCAAAATCTCCGGGTGCCTTCGAACCGTCGTGACGGGCACCGCCCCCTTCGGTGCGCAGGCCAACCCCGGCGCCATGACGCCCGGCAGCTTTGCCCCTGGTGTCGAGCCGGATGCCGGCTTCTATGCCTGGCTCAACACCGAACGCTATTCATTTGCCTATGCCAACCCGTTCTTGCAGCGGCAAAACACCGGCTGGAAGTCGATCAACGACGTGTTCGGTGTCGCGATATCCTGGAGCAGCTTTCGCCCGGCGATGATCTGGATGCCGTGGGACGAGTTGCAAGCTTACGCGCGGGCCTATTCGACGCTGATTTCCTCGTATCCGATGGCATTCGCGACGCTCGGCTCCGGCACCTCGGGGCAGCTCTGGATCTGGCCGCCGCCGTCGCAGAACTGCGAGATGGAGTGGGACGTTACCTGCCTGCCCTGTGATCTGGGGACCAGCGACGACTACGACGCGATCCCCGACTCCTTCACCACCGGGGTAAAATTCTACGCCGCCGGCATGGCCATGCTGGGCAGCTTTCGTTACGGCATGGCCGAAAGCATGTTCAAGCTGTTCGTCGCCCATGTCGGTGGTGATATCGACGCCAGCGAGGGCGGGAAGGTCCCGAATTATTACTATACCAGCCTGGCGATGGGCTGATGGCCTCGGCGGTCGACCCCGGCACCGGCGGCAAGCAGGCCGAACAGTATGGCCTCCCGGACGGCTTTAAGATCGGCAATGTCTCGCCGTTCGCTGGCCTCAACCTGTCGGATGCGCGGACGGCCATTGCCGATCAGGAATTCTCTTGGCTGGAAAACTACATTCGCATCGGCAAAGGGCGGCTGCGAACAGCCTGGGATGTTGGCCCTGCCCTCTACACTGTTCCGGCCGGCAAACTGATTGTCTCGTTCTTCTGGTTTAACATCGGCGCCAAGACGCTGTGCGCGGTGTTCCTGAATGATGGAACCGCGGTGCAGGTTGCCACGGACGGCACGCAAACGACAATCGGTTCCACGCCGGGGCAATTCTACCAGGCGGGCGGCATCCTGCCGGCATGCTGTTCCTGGGGATCACAGTATTTGCTGATCGCCAACAACCTGACCGCAAACAGCTATTGGGTGTGGGATGGATCGTTGCTGTATGCCGCCGGCGGGGTTTCGCCCACGGTCGACATCACCAGCGGCGGATCGGGCTACACCTCCGCCCCCACGGTGACAGCGTTCGGCGGGTCCGGCACGGGTGCAACATTCGTCGCCACCATCGTCAACGGATCGGTGGTTTCCGTGGTGCCCACCTCGACCGGCACCGGCTACGGGCCAGCGGATGTGGTGCAACTGCAATTCAGCGGCGGCGGCAGCGACAACGGCGCCATCCTGGAAGCGGTGTTGAGCGGCGGCACCGTCTCCAACCTGATCCTGACCGATGGCGGGTCCGGCTACACCAGTGTTCCCACCGTGACGCTGACCGGCGGCGGTGGCACCGGTGCAACCGCGCTGGCGACACTCTCGCCGGGCGGCCTGGGCTCGATCCCGGTGACCGCTGGCGGGACGGGCTATACGACGGCGCCGACAGTGGTAATCACGGGCGGTGGCGGCGTGGGTGCCACAGCGACGGCGGTTGTCGCGGCTGGGGTGGTCACCGGCGTTAACCTGACCAATGTTGGCATCGGCTATACGAGCGTCCCCACCGTGCAGCTCAGTGGCGTGGGGACGGGGGCCACGGCGACGGCAACGCTGCTCGGCGCCGTGGTCGCCTCGCTGGCAGTGACCGATCCAGGCACCGGCTATACCGGATCGCCAACCGTGGTGTTCAGCGGCGGCGGCGGCACCGGCGCGGCCGGGGTATCGGTGCTGTCCTCTGGCTCGGTCAGCGCCGTCAACGTGATCGACGGGGGAACCAACTTCACCGGCACGCCCACGCTGGCGTTTGTAGGCGGCGGCGGCTCCGACGCTGCGGCCACGGCTATCGTGACCGGCGGCGCTATCAGCTCGGTCACCGTCACCGCCGGCGGCACCGGCTATACCTCCGCCCCGGCCGTCGAGGTGCAAAGCGGCCTCAACAACGCGGCTTCGGCAACCGTCCAGATGATGCCGCTCGGCATATCGGGCTCGGCAATCGAGACCTTCCAAAGCCGGGTGTGGCTGGCGTTTCCGTTCCAAGCTGGCACGCTCCCGGCCGGGGGAACAATCACCATCACCGCGCCAGGATCGTTCACCGACGACGCCACCTCGGACGGCGGCCTTCTGTTCACCAACAGCGACCGCTTCCTACGGGCGCAATACACCACCCTGCGCCAGTCCAACGGCTACCTCTATACGATCGGTGACTCCTCGGTCAGCTCGGTTTCGAACGTGCAGACCAGCGGCAACCCGCCGACCACCACCTTCAACGTCACCAACATCGATCCCCAGACCGGATCGTCGCGCCCCGCACGGGGCGCGCGGATCGAAACCCGCCGAACCCGGCGGCGCTGTTCCCTTGCGCGGGTCGCGCCCCGCACGGGGCGCGCGGATCGAAACAATGTGGACGAAAT